GTTCCGTTACGACCACAGCGACTGATATAATTGCTTTGTACTAATGGCAATGGGTATAGGTATAGGCATGGGTATTGGTGGCGCTTTACCAAACGCACCATTAGTGACTGGATGGTTTCAGGTATCTTCTGGTTGTGCATTTACGTTGCCATCCAATCCTTATACGGAGTTTTTAGATAGTGTGCCATACGAAACTGGAAACTATTTAGAAACAGAAATAGCAGGACCTTATTTGGGTAAAAGAGTGCTGCTAGGCGCTTTAGTTACATCGCTGCCAAGTCCAGCTACTTTTATACAAATAGAAGTTGGGTCTCCAGCTTATTACGCATGTCAAATATAAACAAATTAATAAATAATACTATGAAAAACACATCAAAAAAACCAATGACAAAAGAAAAAGCAATGGCGGGAAAACCAATGAAAGCTGCTGCTAAAAAACCAATGGGTAAAATGAAAAAAGCCTGTTAACACGTAATATAAATACTATGTCATATACACAAACACCAGGAAGAAAAAAATTACCGCCGGGCAATAATATACCTAAAGAATTTAAACAAAATAATGAACCGCCCGTAGCAACTAAGGTTAAAGAAAAGCCTAAGACTACGGTAACGCCATCAAACAATCCTAATACGGTAAAAAATACAGCGGATAGATCAAAAGCTATACTAAATTCTAATTTGGAAATGGCAACACAACAGGCTGGCTTTGACGCAAAAAGCGAAGCTGGTTACTCTGGTTATGAGACATCGCAAGCTAGAAAAACGGTGGCTATGGGAACTATTAAATCCGGGGGAAGTTCATTCAATTTTATAACTGGGGAAGAAGGAATTACGCCTTATGGTTTTAACTATACTGCCCCAAAAAATGGTGTTCCTGGAAAAATTACTAATCCTAAAACAAATCAGGTAGTAAAAGCAGCTTATGGCACTAATACAAATGACACTTACTCGGGCTCTTTTAAAAATCCCAAAGAGGTATTAAGCGAAGAGCAATTATATCAAAGCTATGTTAAAGATAGCGTTGCTGACCAAACAGGTAAACGTAAAAACCTTGCAATCTTAAAAAATACAAAAAAAGTAGCAGGTAATTAATAAACAATTATTCATAAATTAAATTAAATAAAATGGAAGTAGTAAAAGAAAACCACGAGAACAAGATTACAGCAGAACAATTAGAAGTTGTGCAGAAACAACAAAAAGACTTACAGAATCTATTAGTGAACATTGGGGTTATGGAATCTCAAAAGCATGGCGCATTGCACGCATTAGAAATGTTAAACAAAGAAGTTGAAGAATTCAAAGCGCAACTTGAAGCACAATACGGTGCCATTAATATAAATGTTGCAGATGGTACATATTCTGCAATCGCGGTACCTGAAGCACAATGGGAAGAATTATAAGAAAGATAAGCATTGGCGCGGATTATAAAAACGACGCAATGCATTATTCTGTAGCACAAACGGTATATGGGGGACATGAGATCTCCCATATAATGTTTGATAGCGAAGATAAATCTTACAACATTTATATTAAAAAAAATGATGAGGTAATGCCTTGGAAGAAGTTTAATTCCCATATGGCAATATCTGTTGAATATGATCTTGAATATTGATGAGAAGTGTATTTAGTTTTATAGTTAAGCCAGTCGGCGAAAGATACAATAACAAAGTAGATGTTGACGGTAAAGAACTTATAATAAACACAAAAATAGAAAGTTTTAAGTCTGTGAATAAATTAGCTGAGGTAGTGGCAACTCCTTTAGCTATCAAAACAGATATAAAACCAGGAGACATAATTGTTATGCATCACAATGTGTTTAGAAGATTTTATGATATGAAGGGTAGACAAAAAAATAGTAGATCTTATTTTGAAGAAGATTTATATTTTTGTGATTTAGACCAGATATATTTATATAAAAGAGGAGGAAATTGGAACTCGGTTAATGACCGTTGCTTCGTTAAACCTATTAAAAATACAGACTATTTAAAGCTAGATAAAGAACAAAAGCATATTGGTATATTAAAATATGGTAATAGTTCCTTAGATGAGCTTAAAATAAGCCGTGGAGACCTTGTTGGGTATACTCCATTTGGTGAATTTGAATTTTTAATAGACGGGGAACGATTATATTGTATGAAATCAAATGATATTGTAATTAAATATGAATACAAAGGAAACGAAGTTGAATATAATCCGCGCTGGGCGAAAAGCAGTTGATGAATTAGTCAAAGTAGCGGAGGAAGCAATTATAGATAGTGGTGATGATATATCAGCAGATAGATTAAAAAACGCAGCAGCAACTAAGAAATTAGCAATATTTGACGCGTTTGAAATCTTAACACGTATTGAGATGGAAGAAAAACTAATCAATGACGAAGAACTTGCTAAAACAGATACCACACAAAAAGCATTTAAAGGTTTTGCAGAAGGGAGATCTAAATAATGTACGAACAAAGTTTATACAAAATATTACCTGGTTATATAACAAAGAAGACTTTAGACCAAAGTAATAGAAATAAAAAATGGAAGTACGGTTATGATAAGGATAACGATATGGTTATCATTAGCAAAACCGGAAAGATTGGTGAAATATACGAGATACAAAACTTAAAGATTGCATTACCTTTAGAGGAAAATGTATATAAAAAATCAGAAAAGGAAGAAGAACAATTTTGGCAACAGTTTGTTTATCCAAAAGAATTGGATAGATTAAAAATCGTTTTTGATTGGAATAAACAACCAGATCACTTTAAAGAGAGATGGTATGATTATATAGATAACGAGTTTAAATACAGGGATGAAGGTTTTTTCTATTACAACAACGGAAAACCAACATATATAACTGGAACTCATTACATGTACCTACAATGGAGTAAAATTGACGTAGGCGCACCTGATTTCAGGGAATCAAACAGATTGTTTTTTATATTTTGGGAAGCTTGTAAAGCGGACCCAAGATGTTATGGAATGTGCTATTTAAAGAATAGACGTTCCGGATTTTCCTTTATGTCTTCTTCAGAACTTGTAAACCAAGCAACTATGTCCAGCGACTCGCGCTTTGGCGTGTTATCAAAGTCTGGAGCCGATGCTAAGAAAATGTTTACCGACAAGGTTGTACCAATCTCTGTCAACTATCCTTTCTTTTTCAAACCAATACAAGATGGTATGGATAGGCCTAAAACAGAATTGGCTTATCGTGTGCCGGCTTCAAAATTAACAAGAAGAAAATTAGACTCGAACGAGCAATTAGCAGATCTTGAAGGGCTTGACACAACTATTGACTGGAAAAATACTGGTGATAATAGTTATGATGGTGAAAAGCTAAAGCTATTGGTTCATGACGAAAGCGGTAAATGGGAACGACCAGATAATATTTTAAATAACTGGCGTGTAACAAAAACAACATTAAGATTAGGCAGCAGGATTATTGGTAAATGTATGATGGGTTCAACCTCGAATGCATTAGACAAAGGAGGAGAAAACTTTAAAAGACTTTATCATGACTCAGACGTATCGAAAAGAAACCGCAATGGACAGACTAGTTCAGGATTATATAGTTTGTTTATACCTATGGAGTGGTCATACGAGGGATTCATTGATACTTATGGACTACCTGTCTTCGATACTCCAAAAAAACCGGTAAAAGGTGTTGATGGTAATTGGATTGAGTACGGTGTTATTGAGCATTGGCAAAACGAAGTTGATGGGTTAAAACAAGACTCCGATGGATTAAATGAATATTACCGTCAGTTTCCAAGAACAGAACAACATGCATTTAGGGATGAGACAAAACAATCTTTGTTTAATCTTACAAAAATATACGAGCAAATAGATTACAATGAAGACCTGCGAAACACTAATGTAGTTACACGCGGGAATTTTCAATGGGAAAACGGAATACAAGATACAAGGGTGCAATTTTACCCTAATAAAGACGGAAGGTTTTTAATTTCTTGGGTTCCACCTATATATTTGCAAAACCGAGTGATAATAAAGGATGGGTACAAATATCCAGGCAACGAACACTGCGGTGCATTTGGTTGCGATAGTTATGATATATCAGGTACGGTTAATGCAAGGGGATCGAATGGATCATTGCATGGATTGACTAAGTTCTCTATGGAGGACATACCTACAAACCATTTTTTCTTAGAATATATAGCTAGACCTCAGACATCTGAAATATTTTTTGAGGAGGTATTAATGGCGCTAGTTTTTTACGGCATGCCAATACTCGCTGAAAATAATAAACCGAGGTTGTTATATTATCTAAAAAGAAGAGGGTATCGTGGCTACTCAATGAATAGACCTGATAAGATATTAAATAAACTTTCGCCATTTGAAAAAGAAGTTGGTGGAATTCCAAACTCTTCAGTTGATGTAATGCAAGCGCACGCATCAGCTATTGAGACACACATAGAAGAGCACATTGGATTAAAAAAGGAAGGCGAATATGGAACAATGTATTTTCAAAAAACGCTGGAAGACTGGGCTAAATTTAACATAAATAATAGAACAAATCATGATGCTTCTATTAGCTCGGGGTTAGCAATAATGGCTTGTAATAGACATTTGTATACGCCAATAGCAAAAGTAGAAAGACAAAGTGTTTCTCTTGGATTTAAAAAATACGACAATAAAGGATATAATTCACAAATAATACAATAAATGATTTATACTAATACTAATAGTTCTTTTCCAAGTCAGGTAGTACCAGACGAGGTCAAACAAAGTTACGAGTATGGCACCGCAGTTGGTAGAGCTATTGAGAATGAATGGTTTAGAGGAGGAGCTGCTGCGATTGGCGGCAGTGATAGATGGAGTGCGAATTGGCAAAGATTCCATTCGCTAAGATTATACGCTAGAGGAGAACAATCTGTACAAAAATATAAAGATGAATTATCTGTAAATGGTGACTTGTCTTATTTAAACATTGATTGGAAACCTGTTCCCGTGATACCAAAGTTTGTTGATATATTAGTGAACGGCATCTCTAGCAAAAATTACGAAATAAAAGCATACGCGCAGGACCCTGAATCAACTAGAAAAAGAACAAGATACGCAGAGAAGATTATTAGGGACATGAATGCAAAAGAGTATCTAATGCGTGTAAAAAATGAATTAGGTCAAGATTTATTCAATACTACTGATCCAAGCTCTTTACCAGAAAGTGACGAGGAACTTGAGTTGCATTTGCAATTAAGTTATAAGCAATCTGTTGAAATAGCCGAGGAAGAATTAATAAATCAAATATTAGATCGTAATAAATATGAGTTAATAAATAGAAGACTCAATTATGATTTAACTGTATTAGGTATTGCTGCCGCAAAAACAAGTTGGAATAAAGCTAATGGTATTGTATTGGATTATGTTGATCCTGCTAACTTAGTGTATTCATATACCGAAGACCCAAACTTTGATGACATTTATTATGTTGGAGAAGTAAAGGCAATACAATTAGAAGAACTTAAAAAAGAATTTCCGGATCTTACGAGCGAAGACTTAGAGGAAATACAAAAATACCCCGGTGATAATACTTATACTAGAAATTATTATGGGCAGAACTATGATCCTTCTGCTATTAAAGTTTTATATTTTGAATATAAAACATACACTGATCAAGTGTTTAAGATTAAACAAACGGAATTTGGATTAGAAAAAGCATTAGAAAAACCTGATACATTCAATCCGCCTCAAAGCGATAACTTTAATAGAGTATCGAGAAGCATAGAGGTATTATATTCTGGCGCAAAAATACTTGGGCATAATAAAATGTTAAAATGGGAAATGTCTGAAAACATGACGCGCCCTGTAGCCGATACCACAAAGGTAGAAATGAATTACGTTATCTGCGCGCCAAGAATGTATAAAGGTCGCATAGAATCTATTGTTAGTAGAATAACTGGATTTGCCGACACTATACAATTAACACACTTAAAACTTCAACAAGTGTTGTCAAGGATGGTACCCGATGGTGTATTTATGGACGTTGATGGATTAATGGAAGTTGATCTTGGCAATGGAACAAAGTATAATCCAGCGGAGGCGTTGAATATGTATTTCCAAACCGGTAGTATTGTTGGTAGATCGCAAACACAAGATGGAACAGGAAATCCAGCCAGAGTTCCAATACAGGAGTTGCAAACTTCAAATGGAAACGGTAAGATACAGGCATTGATAACTACGTATCAGTATTATCTACAAATGATACGGGATGTCACTGGATTAAACGAAGCTAGAGATGCTAGTACACCAGATCCAAAAGCATTAGTTGGATTACAGAAGATGGCGGCCGCAAATTCAAACACAGCAACCAGACACATAGTACAATCTAGCTTATACTTGACATTACGTTTATGTGAAAATATATCATTAAGAGTAGCTGATTCATTAAGATTCCCTTTGACTGCTCAATCCTTAAGAGAGAGCATATCAAGTTTTAATGTTGAGACATTGAATGAATTAATTGAGATGACGCTACATGACTTTGGTATATTTTTAGAGTTAGAACCTGATGAAGAGGAAAAAGCACAATTAGAACAAAATATACAAATAGCATTACAATCAGGAGGAATTGATCTTGAAGATGCAATTGATTTACGCCAAATTAGAAATCTTAAACTTGCAAATCAATCATTGAAATACAAGCGCAAGAAGAAGACAGAACGTGATCAAAAAATGCAGCAAGAGAATATGCAAGCGCAAGCACAAGCAAACGCTCAAGCCTCTGAAGCGGCAGCAATGGCAGAAGTGCAAAAACAACAAGCATTAGCACAAACAGAAATACAAATTGAGCAAGCAAAAGCACAATTTACAATACAAAGATTACAACAAGAGAAGCAAATTAAGCAAGAATTAATGGCGCAAGAGTTCCAGTATAGTATGCAATTAGCTCAGGCTCAGGTAGGCGCGCAACAACAAAAAATAAACGATATAGAAGATCGTAAAGACAAACGAGTTAAAATGCAAGCTAGTCAGCAAAGCGAGTTAATTGATCAAAGAAAAAATGATACAATGCCTAAGAACTTTGAATCCGAATTTGACAACATCAGTAGCGGATTTGGTTTAGGCACAATGGATCAACTTTAAAAAATAACCAATTATATATTATCATATCATGTCAGAAACAGTAAACCAAGAAGGGGATTTCAAAATAAAAACAAAACCCCGTATGAAAAAAATGGTAGAACAAGAAGCCATTACAAAAGTAGATTTAACTAATAAGAAAGAGAAAGATGCCATTCAAGAGCAAATCGCAAATGAAAGCCTGTTGGTCTCAGAACAATCCGAAGTGGGATTGCAAGAAGTGGTCGAAGGAAACGAAGAACCTAAAATCATTGCCGAACAGGATGAAAAAGAAGTAATAGTAATTAATGAGCAAGCAACTGAGTTAAAAGAAGAAGCACAAGAGGCTATTGCTTTTTCTGAAAAAACCGGCAAAAGTTTGCCTGAAAACATTGAGAAACTTGTTTCATTTATGGAGGAAACAGGCGGAACAGTTGAAGACTACATTAGACTTAATACAGATTATTCGAATGTTAACACGGGGGCATTGTTAAAAGAATATTACAAAAAATCAAGACCTCATTTAGATAACGAAGAAATTGATTTCTTAATGGAAGACAATTTTAGTTATGACGAGGATGAAGATGATGAGCGAGACATCAGAAAAAAGAAACTCGCATTTAAAGAAGAAGTTGCCAAAGCCCGAACGTTTTTGGATGATCTTAAAGTAAAATATTATGATGAAATCAAGTTGAGACCATCATTGAATACAGATCAGAAAAAAGCATCTGACTTTTTTAACCGATATAGCGAAGAGCAAAAGCTTATAGAGCAAAAACACTCTAAGTTTGTAAGTGACACAAAAAGTTTTTTTACACAAGAATTCAAAGGTTTTGATTTCAATTTAGGTGAAAAATCATTTAAGTACAATTTGCAAAACAGCGAGAGTGTAGCGGAAAAACAATCAAATATAACTAATCTAGTCAAGAAGTTCTTGAATGATTCTGGAGAGGTTGTAGATTTGAAGGGATACCATAAAGCTATGTATGCTGCCGAAAACGTAGACACTATTGCAAAACACTTTTATGAGCAAGGCAAAGCCGATGCAATTAAAGAGGTTGTTGCTAAATCTAATAATATAAATCCCGAAGGACGTAAAACAAGTACTGGGGAAGCTTTTGTTAATGGCTTTAAAGTGCGCGCAATTAATGGCGTTGACTCTACAAAACTAAAAATTCAAAAACAATTTTAAACTAAAAAACCAAAATTATGGCTTTTACATCACCAAGTGGTGCGTTCGGAAGTATCGTACCATCGCAAGTGCAACAAGCGCTTGCTACAAATTATTTAACCTTTGACAGCGCGTCTGGTGGAGGTACATTCGCTAAACAATATTTACCTGAAATCTACGAAAACGAAGTAGAGCGTTATGGAAACAGAACTCTTTCTGGATTCTTGCGTATGGTTGGCGCTGAAATGCCAATGACTTCAGATCAAGTTATTTGGTCAGAGCAAAACCGTTTACATATTGCTTACAATAGCGTTTCTACTACAGCCACCACAAATCAAGTATCATTCGCAGAGTCTACGACTATTGTTAATGTTATTAGCGTTGGTTCTACCGTAGTTATTATGAATCCTACCACAGGAGTTGAAGCAAAATGTTATGTTTCTGCCAGTACAGCTCCCGGGACAGGTACAGCTTTGCTTACACTGCTTCCATATACAGCCCTAGATTTGTCTGCTGCTGGATTTGCTGTTTCTTTAAGCGGATTTAAAATTTTCGTATACGGTTCTGAATATTCAAAAGGTTCTGCAATCAACTCTAACTATGTTTCAGTTACTCCTTCATTTACTCAATTTTCAAATTCGCCAATTATCATCCGTTCAAAATACACCGTAAATGGTTCAGACACGGCTCAAATTGGATGGGTAGATGTTGCTACAGAAGATGGTGCTACTGGATACTTATGGTATTTGAAAGCCGCTTCCGAAACTCGTTTGCGTTTTGAAGATTACTTAGAAATGTCCGTTGTTGAAGGCGAATTAGCTGCTGCATCATCTGCTGCTATTGGATTTACGCCGCCTAATGGAAAACCACTAAAAGGAACACAAGGTTTATTCGCGGCTATTAAAGCTCGTGGTAACCAAGTTACAGGTTTCTCTGCTGCTGCTGGTATCGCTAACTTTGATGCTGTATTGAAAAACTTAGATACTCAAGGGGCAATTGAAGAAAACATGCTGTTCTTAAACCGTCAAACTTCATTGGATTTTGATGATATGCTTGCTGCTTTATCAGCTGGATCAGCCGGTGGTGTTGCTTACGGGCTATTTGAAAACTCAGAGCAAATGTCTTTGAACTTAGGATTTACCGGTTTCCGTCGTGGATCTTACGATTTCTACAAAACTGATTGGAAATATTTGAATGACGCATCTACTCGTGGAGCTGTTGCTAGTAACGCTATTGATGGTGTATTGCTTCCAGCCGGAACATCCACTGTTTATGATGAGCAATTAGGTACTAATATTCGTCGTCCTTTCTTACACGTTCGTTACCGTGCTTCTCAAGCCGATGACCGTCGTATGAAATCTTGGACAACTGGATCTGTTGGAGGTGCTTACACTTCTGATCTTGATGCAATGGAGATTCACTTTTTGTCTGAAAGATGTTTATGCGTACAAGCCGCTAACAACTTTGTGTTGTTTACAGCATAGTAGCAAAAAAAATGGTAATATTTACCCCCGCTGTATTTGTGGGGGTAATATTTACCTTAACTAAAAATTATTAAATTATATTATATTATGGCAAGATTAGAAAAAGAAGTTACTGAAAAGTATATTGACTTAGAAGTAAAAAAAGAAATTAAGGTTGAGGAAACAGCTACAACGGTCACACCAAAAGCAAAACCAAAACCAACATGGGAAATTAAAGATAGAAATTATTATTTATTAGGTAATGTTTCTTCTTTAACCTATAGTATACCAACAAGACATTCGGCTCGATACCCATTATTATGGCTTGATGAAGAAAACGGCGAACAAAAAGAATTAAGATATACAACAAACCATGGTTCATCATTCGTGGAGGACCAAAAAGGAGAAGCTGTATTAGGGCATATTGTATTTGAAGACGGTGCATTATTTGTGCCTAAAGAAATGCAAAGCTTGCAAAAGATGCTATCATTATATCATCCATTCCTCAATAAAAGGTATGCAGAATTTGATGGAACTGCAGAAGCGGAAGATGAATTAGAAGATCTAGAACTGGAATTGGTTGCAATGAATGCAGCTAAGGATTTAGATATTGATGCAGCAGAAGCAATTATGCGAGTAGAACTCGGATCGGCTGTTTCTAAAATGAGTTCTAAAGAAATCAAACGCGACTTAATGTTGTTTGCAAAACGAAATCCAGCATTGTTTATTGAACTTGCGAATGATGACAATGTGCAACTGCGTAATTTTGCAATCCGTGCTGCTGAAGCCGGCATCATTAGATTATCACAAGATCAAAGAACTTTCCATTGGGGAGCGAACGATAGAAAATTAATGACAGTACCATTTGATGAAAATCCATACTCAGCAATGGCTGCATTCTTTAAAACGGATGAAGGCGTAGAAATATACCGATCCATAGAGAAAAAATTATAATAACACGTAATATTAATATTAAGCGGTAGCTCAGGTTACCGCTTTAATATTATAATAAATATACAAAATGGCGGTAAGTGTAGATACAGTTTATAGAACAGTATTATTAATACTAAATAAAGAACAGCGCGGTTATATGACTCCAGACGAGTTTAATAAAACGGCCGCTCAAGTGCAACTTGAGATTTTTGAAAGTTATTTTGATGACTTAAATCAGCAATTGCGCATACCAGATAATGATAGTGAATATTCAGATCGTGTAAAAAGCCTACAAGAAAAAATATCTGTATTTGAAGAAATGAATAATTGTGTTTATAATGGAGATTCTTTTTATATCCCTGCTGTAAGCTCGTTTCCAATTACAGAATTCTTTTTAGCGGTTCAAGATGTTTTGCAATATTCATTGCAATCAATATCAAGTCAACTAATTGGCTCAGGATACGCTACAGTCAGTATTGACGGGGTTATTCTGCCTACTAATAGTTGGACAATATCAAGTAACGTTCTAACGCTGCAAAACACACCAACAGCAGATTCAAATATAATCATTTCGGCTTATGTAAACAATTTATATAAGTTAGGCACAGTTATATATAATGGAGACAAAGAAGTTCAATACGTAAGGCCTAATGAGTTATTAGAGCTAGGTTTATCAACATTGACGAAACCGTCTACAGATTACCCGGTCTATACATATAAAAATTACTTAATAAATGTATCACCGTCTTCCATAACTTCCAATATATCGGTTACATATTTAAGGAAACCTTCAAATCCACTATGGGCGTTTACAACAACCGCTCCCTATTATCAATATGTATATAATACAAATGCATCCATAAACTTTGAGTTGCATCCAAGCGAGCAAACCATGCTCATAACCAAAATACTTTTATATTCTGGAATTATAATAAATGACCCACAAGTAATACAGATAGCTGCGCAACAAGCTCAAGCAGAAAATATAAATTCAAAAAGCTAATAAGGTATGCCATTTCCAAACGGAGGTTTAATAACCGAAACTAATAGACAATATTACGAAGGCGCTCAAGGTTTTCAGGTATCAGATCCAGTAACAGCGGATACATTCCCATGCACTTTTAATACCAACCTTTTTCTAGGAAACTGGGATCCATTAGAACCAGATTACGAACTTAATAATTTTAAGTTATATTATAGCCCTGCTGGTCCAGGTAATGGCGTTATTTACACTGAATACACTAGTGCGTATTATCTTGAAGGGAATACAGTAAAGATTGGCACAGAAAGCGTGCCTGTATATCTTAATACAGACGACATAATAGTTGTTCAATTAAAATCTGTTAACGGAGGTAATTATGGGGATCAAGACGCGTATGGTAGAACTGTAGAAGAGAACTACGGCAGTTATGCGTACATGAAGCTCAATGATATAATTAATAACTTCATGGCAGCGTATGTTGGAACAGGTAAATTAATTGGTAATGCAAAAAGAACAGACATTATTTTTCACGCTAAGCGGGCTTTACAAGAGTTTAGCTATGATACGTTAAAAAGCATAAAGATACAAGAACTAAGTATTCCAAATAATCTATCCGTCCCATTACCGCAAGACTATGTAAACTACGTCAAACTGTCTTTTGTGGATAGTATGGGTATTACACATAGAATTTTACCCACTTCGCTTACTCTGAATCCCACAGAGATGCCAATACAGGATAATTTAGGTGTACCAATACAAAGTAGTTTTG